CCAACCTCGAATAGCTTCCTTCATATCTTCACCAAACTGATCTATGTCTGCATCAGATAGTTTAAGACCATCTCCTTTTGACAGAGGTTTAAGTGCTTTATATATATCTTGTACTATATTTTCTAATTTCTTTTTCATTTTGAATTTTCCATTTTATTCTTATTATTTTGGGCTGACTTATGAGATGGAGCTCCAAAAACTCCATGTTGCATAAATCTAAGTCCTCTTGTCTTAGGATCAAAACAGAGTAATCTTACTCCAAGTTCTTTTTGTACTTTAGACCTAGAAGTACCACACACAGCCTTACCAGACTTGTCACTTATTGTCTTAACATCAATTAAAATTGTGTTACCTTTCTTGTCCATAGCTATCATATCTATTGGACCTGTGCATCCTGAGTTCTGAAAGACTTCATAGCCACTATCCCATAACCAAGTGACTGCATAGAATTCTGCCATGTCTCCTTTTCTGCTGTCTTCTGTATGTTTAGTGTGTGTCACTCCAACTATCTCCTATTTTGTATTCACCATCCATAGGACAGCGAAGCTTATAGTAATTACCTGCAGTCTGTATACAATCAACAGCCAGTTGACCTACAAAATCTGCTAAATCTTCTCGCACTTCAATCTGCCATTCATCATGTATGTTAGCAACGAAGTGTGCGTCTAATGTTTGTAACTTAATTAAAGAATTTAACATAGCTAATGCTCTTTTCATAAGTATAGCTCCACCCCCTTGAAGCAAACTATTTAAAGCTGCGTAATCATTTCTAATAAATATCTTACGACCATCTAATCCTTTGAGGTATCCTCGCTTTGCTGCTTTTCCAACTCTGTTCTTAAGTTTTCTAAATGATGGGAGATTATCGAGGAAATGTTCTCTAATTCTTCTAGCATCTTTTGTGTTTCCTCCAAGAATTGTAGACAATTTCTGGTCACCTGCCCCGTAGCATAGGGCATAGATGAAAGTCTTTGCTTTATCTCTTGATTTAAGTCCTGCAAGTTTCTGGTTAGTTGTGTGAATGTCTCCTTTCGTGACTTCATTTGTGTACTCCTTGTTGTCCATGTAGTGTGCTAACATGCGTAGTTCTAAGCCACTGGCATCAACACCTACTAATTTATAACCATCCTTAACAATCCAACAGGCTCTGCATTCTTTACCATAGGTACTAGAAACACTAGGAACTTGTGCCATGTTAGGTGCTCTATGAGCCATTCTTCCTGTGATAGTACCAGTGGGTATAACAAAACCATGTACTCTGGAATCATCATCAACTGCTGTGATCCACGAATCAATCTGTGCTATTCTCTTTTGTAACAGAAGAAACTCTGCTATTAACATAGCTTCTGGTATGTTCTTTACTTTAACTAAAGAAGATTCATCTACAATCGGTTGACCTGTAGGTGTAAAACGATTAGGTTTCCACCCAAAGTCTGTAAGATATTCTCCTATTTGTTTACGAGAACCTAGGTTAAAGGGTTGAAGCTTTTGTCTCATAAAAGGATTCATAAAGTTGGTAGCTTTTATTTCTGCATATTCATAACTTGTCAATCCTGACTTAGATAAAGTACCATCCTTTTTAAGTTTAGGTGTTACTAATTTTACATCTACCATCTTAGGTTTGAATACTTTCTGAACTTCCTTTTCAACCTTAAACATTCTTTCTTTAAGAGAAGCTACTAATAATAGTGCTTCCTTCTCATTAAAAAGAAAACCAGTATCTTCCTGTTCTTTAAGAATAGGAGCAATCTCATGTTCTAGTTTTAAGGATTCTTCATCAAAGTCTTCACCCTCTTCCAGTAGATATTGATATGTCTTTTCATTTATAAGTACATCAGTTTTACAACGTTCTAGCATTTCTTTAGAAAAACGATCCCATTCATCGTGGTCTTTCTTAAGAATATTAACTCTGTATCCCCACGTTTTTAAACCATGTCCATTCTCACGCACAGGATTAAATAAACGAGACATAACTAATGTATCTTTTATTACCTTTGTTTTTGATAAATCAACACCATGTAGTTTACTGATAACAGGAATGTCAAAGCCTATGATGTTATGACCTATTAATGAATCTGCTTTGTTTAAATAATCTATGCCTTCTTTTATTTTATTAGGTCCGAAGGAAACAACAGCTTCACCTAAAGGTTTAGCTGCAATACACCATATCTTATCCGGTTTTAAACCATTAGTTTCAATATCAATTACAATTTCTTTCATGTCTTCTCCTAAAATGGTACATCGTCTAGAGTTTCTTCATCTGTAAGCTCACTCATTCGACCTGTCTTTGGATTATATAATAGGCTACAAGTTAATCCTGTATCCCCTGTGTATCTAGATTTAAGAACTCTTACCTTAGTTGTGTTAGATTCCTTTTCATCTTCTGCTTGTTGATTGCGTTCTAAGGCTATTACACAATCTGATAGTTGACTTATTCCTTGTGAGCCCTTGAGGTGGGATAACGAAACTTCAATACCTTGTTCGTGTCCTCTCTCTCCTGCTGCCCTTCTAAGATGTGATATTAAAAACATACCAACACCTGTTTCTTCAACCAAAGAACGTAAACGATTCATAAGATTGTCAATACCTCTACGTTCATCTGATTCAGTAAGTTGATTAACAAGCATATGTAAATGGTCAACAATAATCCAATCACATTCACAACCAACTATCATGTACCTAAGTTTAGAAAATACTTCATCTATATCATTGCTTCCTAAGTGAGCATGAATAAATACTTTATCTTTTTGAATAACTTTATCAAACAAATCATTAAGTTCTTCTTCTGTGTAGTTCTTCCTCCTCTCTTCTAAATATAAACGATCATTAGCTTCAATAGATACAATACCATCTGCAGTTCTTAACCAGTTCTCTTCAAGAGCTACGATACCTACATTATCTTCTGTATTTTTAATAAGATAATGGGTAAGCTCTCTAGTAAAACTAGACTTACCGAGTCCTGTTCCTCCTGTAAGAGTAACAAGCTCTCCTTTTCTCATACCGAAAAGCTTTTTGTTTAAACCCTCCCAAGGATATGCAATACTTGGCTTTGTTTCTCTATGTAACCACTTGTCTTTAGCACTAGACAGTTCCATAATACCTGATGGTGTGTAAGTCTTAGCATCCCACCATGCTCTAGTAAACTGTGCGTACTGCCCCTGTTCTAGCATCGCATTTGCATCTTTAAAACCTTGCGGCAAAGATACTATCTTAGATTTTCCGGGCTTTATAATACGAGCAACCTTTCTAGCTGCTTCTCTTCCATACTTATCATTATCAAAACATAGTATTACATTATCAAAGGATTCAACAAACTCAATACTATCTCTTATATCTCTGACTGCACCTTGAGCACCTCTCTTAATAGAAACAGAAGCCCATTTCTTATCAAAGATTTCATAGACTGCCATCGCATCACACTCTCCTTCTGTGATAGTAAGATACTTACCACCCTTTCCAAAGAGTTGTTCTCCGAACAGTCCTGTTCCTTCATACCCACCATTAACTACAAAGCCTTTGTTACTTACAGTTCTAGTTTTAGTAGAAACTATTTCATTACTGTTGTAGTAAGGGTATATATGTTTGGCAACCTTGCCTTCGTTATCATAAATAACACGAACACCATACTTCCTTGCGACATCTTCACTAATATTTCTATCTGTTAAATCTCCAAAGACTCCTGTATAAGAGTTTAAAAATGTTTGTGGTTCTTTGTGGGAAGACATGTCTATTATGTTTCCATCCAAAGCTGATTGATAATCTTTCCAATGTGCGTCACAGCTAAAGCAATGACCAGACCCATCTTTATTTGTAGAGACAGGATCACTACCCCCACATTTTGGACAGGGTAAGTTGTGTTTATCCCAATTACTTTTTTCCATAAGACCTCCTCATAAAAAAGTGAGGGCAAGCTAGGGATACCTGCCCTCTGACATATAATAATACTAAAATTATTTTTTAGTATCTTTCTTAACAGTAGCATCAGCATCATCTTCATCTTCAGTTTCAACAGCAACTTCTTCTACGAGTGCTTCTTCAACTAAATTATTATTAACAACACTACTGTACACTTGGCTTGAAGTATTTAATATTTGCCTAAATTGATTAATAAAGGCAAGCATAACAACAGCCTGTTGTGCTTCTGGAGCTAACAACCCTGCATCATAAACTTTAGATGAACCATCATCTGCATTTATAGTTATGGGTGCTCCTGTTAATTGGATAGGGTCTGCCATCAGAACTCCTCTCCATCTAATAGTTCAGCACCGTCTTCTGAACGATACTCAACAAGGTCAAGTACTTGTACTGCTTGTAAATCTAATCCTGTATAAGGACCGTATTGATTTTCACCTGAGTACTCATTAAATTGTACCTTGACTTTAGAACCATTACCAACTGAGTAGTTAACTTCTTGTTTATTTGCATCTAATAATCTAGGTGCAGGTCTGACCATTCCATTAGGTCCATCAACTTTTCTTTTGATAACAACGGAAGGTTGCCCCTCCACTTCTTTGATTGTGTGTCCTCTTGACGCAAAATCGTTTGCAGTAACATCATCAACAACGAGGTTGATTGTATATACTGGTTCAAACTTTGTATTAGGTGTTCTAATGCTCGCCCAATACGCAGTTCCTTCTTGTACTGCCATAATATTTCTCCTTTTATTACAGTATTTTTAAAATCATAGCTAACTCTTTCGAGTTGGGGCTATGAGCCAGTTGCCCCATCACCTCAGTAAACTGAATTAAGCAGTA